AACAAAACCTACAGAAAACTGATCACAAGCAATCGCAGCTCTTTTGTGCATTTGCAATTAGTTTTCCATTCTCTCAGTAATCGTTTTCACGATCAGAACTGAATTTCCGTAAACAACCACATCATCAGCGTCCATCAGCACTATTCTCTGCAATGGCTAGCATCATGATTGGCTCGTTTGCTTGTCCCCTTATGGCCAGTGCAAAGGTTGCAACTGGAATCGCGTGTGAGGAGTCACGCGCGAATGTGGGGATACGTGGAGCAGCAATGACTGTAGCCCATACTGTTATGGCACCAATTGTTCAAGTCACGCGACCGAACGTGACCCAAGTTAATAACTATGGGCGGCGCCTTATAAAACAGGCGGAGGACAAAGTGGAGTCGGCTTTTAAAAATTTCTTTGATAAGCCTGAGATGAAAGAGTCACTCTTCAAGAAGAGCCACGCCAAATTGGTGCGTGGCCGTAAACAAGGCTGGCGTTTATCTACACCAAGCCTTGAGGTTGCCCAACAGCGGCAGGCAAAGATCGATGAACTTATGCAAGAGGAGGCAGACTTTCTTGCAAGAAAGTATGACCCTCAGGATGTTATTGGAGGACATGTCCTTGTACGGGACCAAACGAAACGCGGTGAGCAAGTCAGTTTTAAGGGACCTTTCTGGCACCGCACATACAAGACTAAGCACACACGCACAAACACTTTGAGTAGTCCACGGATGGATGAAACCAGCTTGCTTGGTCTTGTGAGAGGGGTTTTTAAGATAGCGAAGGCCAAGAATCTGGCGATTGAGATTATTGGAAAGAAAGTGATTAAAGCCAGATATGAACAAATTGGTCGATCGCGGTATCTACGATTCGCCACGAAACACCATGAAGGAAGACGGTCGCAGCGTGACATGCCTGTAGACCACTCGACGTCCTCAATTCAAAATGAGGCCGTCGCAGTCTCGGCATTTAAGCAACCACTAGCAAGGGGCATCACATATGGTGACAGTGGATTGGCAATTGATGCGAACCAATTGGGTAAGGTTGGACGCACGTTCAGTGGGTACACCATTATAAGAGGGGAATGTGAAGGAAAGATTTTTGATGCCAGGTCGAAAGTGACAAAGTCGATAGCATTGAGAATGAAGCAATTCGCAGGAGTTGGAGAAAGGTTCTTCAATAAATTCAGCGAGCATTTTGTGACGCTAAGACCGTCAGTATCCCACGAGTGCAAATCAGCAGTGCCTGTTGAAGATTGTGGTGTTGTTGCAGCAGTGTTGTGTCAAACATTTTTTCCTTGCGGAAAGATTACATGTGCTGAATGCATACGTGAATATGGAACAACTATCGCACATGAAGATATAGTACAGGACCAAAGGCTTGAGGCAGCAGAAGTATTCATACGAGCAAAGTATCCAGCATTCACACACGTCTTACAGTTCTTACACAATTACAGAACTTTGCTAAACTCTGTTAATCATAGTGTTGAAGAGTTCTTGGAGATCAACAAATTGATAGGTGAAGCTAAGGCAGCACCTCTATCCCACTTGAAGACGATTGGGGAAACGTTGTTGAAAGGGGGTCGATCATCACAAGAGGACTTAAGTGATGCGACCAAAGCTCTCTTAGAAGTTGCAAGATGGTTCAAGAATCGAAAGGAAGGCATTGAATCTGGTTCAGTTGCAGCATTCCGCAATAGGATCTCAGCAAAAACACAAATAAATCCCACTTTGATGTGTGACAATCAACTAGATGAAGATGGAAATTTTGTGTGGGGGGAGAGAAGCTACCATGCAAAGCGGTTTTTCAACAATTATTTTGAAGAGATTGATGTGACTAAGGGTTACAATGCCTATGTTGTAAGGGAAAATCCAAATGGTGTTCGTAAGACAGCCATAAATAACCTAATAGTGACTACAAATCTGCAAAGGTTAAGACAACATATGCTTGGTGAACCAGTGGCAGCCCACCCACTGTCAGAAGCGTGCATTAGTAGAACAGGTGGGAAATATAGATATCCGTGTTGTTGTGTCACAGCCGATGATGGGACGCCATTAACATCTGATATATATAATCCTACTAAGAACCACTTGGTCATTGGTAATACAGGGGATCCAAAATTCTTGGATTTGCCAGCAGAGAAAGGGGCGAAGTTGTTTGTTGCGAAGCCAGGCTACTGTTATTTGAACATATTTCTTGCAATGCTGGTCAATGTTGACAAGAAGGATGCCAAGCACTTCACAAAGATGGCCAGGGATATTGCAATTGAGAAGTTGCAACAGTGGCCAAGCATGATGGATCTAGCGACGTGTTGTTACTTACTTTCTCTGTTCCATCCAGGAATAAAGAATGCAGAGCTGCCTCGAATCCTAGTGGATCACACTACAAAAACCATGCATGTAATTGATTCATATGGATCTTTGAGCACAGGATACCACATACTGAAGGCCAACACAGTAGAGCAACTAATTCAGTTCGCAAACCCAGAGTTAGAGTCAGAGATGAAGCATTATTTAGTTGGTGGCACAGCCAATCAACTTTTAATGCCACAAAATGCTTTCAGTCTGGTGATTAAGGGAATTTACAGACCAGAAGTGATGCTTCAGATTCTGGAGGAGGAGCCATATCTACTGATGATGACACTGTTGTCACCTGGGGTTATGATAGCGTTGGCAAACAGTGGCTCGTTAGAAAGGGGAATGCAAATGTGGATACGGCGAGATAAGGGATTTGCAAGGATGTTTGTTATCATTTACACATTGGCAGCCAAAGTGACAACAGCTAGGACACTTGAACGCCAATTAAACATCATTCAAGAAACAGCTCCAGCATTATTTAATGAAATTTTCGATGGGTTTCGAACAATGATGTCTTATCGGATGGCCCTTGATTTAATAGAAGTCACACGCAACAAGGCAGACAGCAATCGGACGTTGCTAGAGCACGGATATTCCATATTTGTCAAGAGCACGTATGAAATGCTTGAAAAAAATTATCTCGCCGAGTTAGAGGCGTCATGGGCCGAATCACGAGCACTTTGGCATTCTCGCACTGCCTTCAGATTTTCACGAGAATCTTTAAGCCCAGTAGCAACCGCAGATATGGGAGGCAAGTACTATTTATCATTTCAGTCATGTGTCAAACAAACCCGGAAGAGATTGTCGAGTATTCTAAAGCAAAGCGTCACCAACGTGCGACAGCGCATGCGAAGCACATTAATGAGTACACTTAGTATGGGTTTTGGTTTGATTAATAGACACATGGCTGAGATTTTTGTGACGATTAATGTACTATTTGTTGTCAAACTATTCATGGATATAGTTGTGCAGGCAAATAAGCTAATCTTAGAAAGGCAACAAGCAGGACAGAAAATTGCCATGCTGCAAGAGGAGAAGCAGCTTCTTGAGATAGAGAAGTTATATAGTGATTACATCAAGGAACACAAGTGCGAGCCCACCAGAGAAGAGTTTCTTAAGTGTATACTCGACTCAGTTGGGATCGATTTCAACGCAGAGGATGTTGAGCACCAGCACCAAAGGAGTGCAAATGAAGCAGCATTTGAGAGTATTATAGCTATCACGTCTCTCGTGTTAATGGTTTTTGACCAGGAGCGAAGTGATTGTGTTTATAGAATCTTACAGAAATTGAGATCACTGGTTGGCATCTCAGGAGAAATTGTAAGACATCAGGGGTCGCTCGATGAGGAAGACACAATCCAATTCGAAAAGTGGCAAACCATTGATTTTGAGCTAGCTGGGAATGAATTAATGGCACCAAGCATTCAGGAAATGTCATTCCAACAGTGGTGGGAGCATCAACTACAGAATAATAGAACTATACCACACTACCGAACTGAGGGGCATTTTATGGAATTTACAAGAGCACGGGCATCAATTGTTGCAAACGAGATAGCACACAGTGATCACAAGGACATATTACTACGAGGTGCAGTTGGTTCTGGGAAGTCGACAGGGTTACCATACCATCTTTCGCAAAAAGGGCGAGTTCTACTGTTGAACCCCACTAGACCGTTAGCCGAGAATGTGTGGAGGCAGCTGAAGGCTGACCCTTTTTATATGAATCCAACATTGAGGATGCGAGGTACGAGCATGTTTGGTTCGTCACCAGTTCACATCATGACTAGTGGATATGCACTACATTACTTAGCCAACAACCAAAACATCATATGTGAGTATGACTTCATACTCTTTGACGAGTGCCACGTGCTTGATGCAAGCGCTATGGCATTCAGGAGCTTGTTGGCAGAGTATGATTTTAGAGGGAAGATCATCAAAGTGTCAGCCACACCACCTGGACGTGAAGTTGAGTTCACAACACAATTCCCGGTTGATATTAAAATCGAAGAAAATCTCACATTTGATCAATTTGTTCAAGGCCAAGGAACTAAAGCAAATTGTGACGTACTTCAACATGGCAACAATATTCTTGTGTACGTGGCTAGCTACTCAGAAGTAGACATGCTAAGCAAAAAGTTATCTGAAAAGAACTACTCTGTCACGAAAGTGGATGGTAGGACTATGAAAGTGGGGTCTGTTAACATACAAACACATGGAACAACAGAAAAGCCACACTTTGTTGTTGCCACAAATATTATTGAAAATGGTGTGACACTTGATGTTGAGGTGGTTGTCGACTTTGGACTGAAAGTGGTTGCACAGCTTGACTGCGACAATAGATGCATGGTGTACACTAAAAAGAGTGTTAGTTTTGGGGAGCGAATCCAGAGGCTTGGGAGAGTTGGTCGACAAAAACCAGGAATGGCGCTCCGAATTGGAACAACAGAGAAAGGATTAATGGAAATTCCATCTGTGATCGCAACAGAGGCAGCGTTCATGTGCTTTACATATGGGTTGCCAGTTATGACAAGTGGTGTGACAACAAGTTTACTTGGCAATTGTACAGTGAGGCAAGCACGCACAATGCAAAATTTTGAACTATCACCATTTTACACAGTAAATTTGGTACGATATGATGGGACAATGCATCCTAGCATACATAAAATCCTTTTGGCCTACAAACTGAGAGACTCTGAAATACAACTTCATCAATTAGCTTTGCCGTACAGTAGCTTGACTAGCTGGTTATCTGTGGCTGAGTATAATCGGATTGGAAGGCAAATATCTATTGATGATCAGGTGAGGATTCCATTCCTTGCGAAAGAAATACCAGAGGCAATTCATGAAAAGATATGGCGAGCAGTACGTGACAACAGTAAGGATGTGGAGATTAGACCCATGAGCTCAGCATCAGCCACAAAAGTTGCTTACACGTTGCAACGAGATGTTACAGCCTTGCCTAGAACCATCAGGATTATTGAAGGGTTGATAGAACAGGAGATGGTTAAACGAGAACATTTCAGAGCATTGGTGAGCACAAATTGCAGCCACGCAAATTTTTCAATAATGGGAATAGTAAACGCGATAAAATCGCGGTATGTGGCAGATCACACAGCAGAAAACATTGAAAAATTGCAAAGGGCGAAGAATCAGTTGATTGAATTCAAAAATGTGGCGAATGATGCCAACACAAATCATCTCTTGAAAACATTCGGCTCAGTAGAATGTGTGTTACACCAGTCGAGCAACGCTGTGAGTGAAGTTTTAAACCTCAAAGGAAAGTGGAATAAAAGTTTAATGACTTGTGACTTGATTGTAACAGCAGCTGTTGCAATAGGTGGAGGTTACATGATAGTGAAGTGGTTCAGAGATAGGATGACAGAGAAGGTTGTCCATCAAGCGCGCAACAAGCGGCAGATACAAAAGTTGAAATTCAGGGATGCCCGCGATGCAAAGATGGGGAGAGAAGTCTACGCCAATGATGATACGATGGAACATTACTTTGGTGAGGCATATAAAAAGAAGGGCAAGAAGACAGGAAAAACCAAGGGGATGGGGCACAAGAAGCGTCAATTCACTACGTTTTATGGTGTGAACCCCGATGATTTCTCCTTGATTAGGTATGTTGACCCCATCACAGGTTACACAGTTGATGCAGACCCTTTGGAGTCAGTGCACACAGTTCAGGCCGAGTTTGATGCAATCAGGAACGACATGATCGCGAGTGGCGATACTTATCCACAAAGATTCTATTCCGATCATAGCAATCGGATAAGAGCATACCTTCAGAGGAAGAATGCATCGCACGCACTAGCAGTGGATCTCACAGCACACATGCCAACGTTAGTTTGCCCATCAGGCACAATTGCAGGTTTTCCAGAGCGTGAAGGTGAAGTACGGCAAAGTGGCAAATTTGTGCAGGACGTGATGCCAGCGAAAAATGAATATGAGTACATTGCACATGAAGGCAATTCATTATTCAAGGGATTGAGGGACTACAACCCAATAGCATCAAGCATCTGCAAACTTACTAATGACTCACTCCACACAAAAACCACCTTGTATGGACTTGGGTACGGACCATTCATCATAACGATGCAACATTTATTTGCTGAGAACAATGGAGTGTTACGTGTGCAATCGAGACATGGGGAGTTTATTGTACCCAACACAACGACATTGAAGATGTTCCCATGTGGAAAGAGGGACGTGCTAATCATCCAGATGCCAAAGGATTTCCCACCCTACCCAAGAAAACTGGTTTTTAGAACTCCCATGACGGGAGAAAAGGTTTGTATGGTGGGAAGCAATTTCCAAACAAAGAGCATTTCCAGTGTAGTGTCTGAAACAAGCCCAATCTTTCCACGTGAGAATTGTTCCTTTTGGAAGCATCTGATAAGCACAAAGGATGGTGACTGTGGTTTGCCACTAGTGTCAATTACAGATGGTGCAATTCTTGGGTTGCATAGTCTCACAAACACAGATGGGACAGCGAACTACTTCACAGATTTTCCACCAGACTTCAAGCAACTGGTACTTGATAGCCAGGAAGCAATTCAATGGACAAAAGCTTGGAGTTATAATGCAAACACGGTTTGCTATGGTCCAATGAACATAGTAAACAAACCACCTAGTGGGATGTTTAAACCCGTGAAGCTGGTCTCAGACTTGGGTGTTGAAGCAGTTTATGCTCAAAGTAAAACCTGGGTTCAGGATGAATTGAAGGGTAATCTGAAAGCCATAGCATATACACCTAATCAGTTGGTGACTAAGCATGTTGTGAAGGGTAAGTGTGTTCTTTTCGAAACCTACTTAAGCACCCACCCCGAATCGAAAGAGAAATTTGATAAATACATGGGTGCTTACGCGAAGAGCAGATTGAATAAAGGTGCTTTTCTCAAGGATCTACTGAAATATTCCACCGACATCAATGTCGGAATTGTGGACACAACTTGTTTCGAAGCAGCGCACGACTACCTAGTGATGCAACTTGAGGAATGGGGCTTCAAAGGTTGTGAGTACGTGACAGACGAGGATGCAATTTTTGAATCACTAAACATGAAAGCAGCTGTAGGAGCATTGTATCAAGGAAAGAAGAAAGATTACTTCGCAGACTACAATGCAGAGGACAAGGCACAAATCATCTTTGAGAGTTGCGAGCGCTTGTACAATGGAGATATGGGCATTTGGAATGGATCTTTAAAAGCAGAACTGAGGCCAATCGAGAAGGTTGAGCAGAATAAAACACGAACATTTACAGCAGCTCCTCTGGATACACTTTTAGCTGGCAAAGTTTGTGTTGATGACTTCAACAACTATTTTTACTCAAAGCACACAGTTTGTCCTTGGAGTGTGGGGATGACAAAATTTTATGGGGGCTGGAATGTCTTGCTAGAATCCTTACCAGAGAATTGGATTTATTGTGACGCGGATGGCAGTCAATTCGACAGCTCTCTATCGCCATACCTAATTAATTCGATACTCAATGTAAGGTTAAAAATGATGGAACCATGGGATATTGGTGAGCAAATGCTACGCAATCTGTATACAGAGATAACGTACACGCCAATTGCAACCCCAGATGGGACCATCGTCAAGAAATTCAAAGGAAACAACAGTGGACAACCTTCAACTGTGGTTGACAATACACTGATGGTGTTGACGGCAATGTACTACTCCTTATTGCGGTCTGGTGTCTCATTAAAGGAGCACAAGGAAGTGATTCACTTCTTTATAAATGGCGACGATCTTATCATAGCAGTCAAACCAGAGGTACAGCATCTCTTGGATGTGATGGCAACACACTTCTCAGAATTGGGACTCAATTATGATTTCACCTCGAGATCAACACAAAAGAAGGACCTTTGGTTCATGTCTCATAAAGGTGTTGAACGAGAGGGAATTTATATACCAAAACTGGAGGAAGAGCGGATAGTTTCAATCTTGGAATGGGATATATCGACAGAACCATCACACAGGCTTGAAGCAATCTGTGCAGCTATGATTGAGGCATGGGGTTATGACTGGTTGGTGTATGAAATCCGACTTTTCTATAGTTGGGTACTCGAGCAATACCCATACAATCAGTTGGCAGAGCAAGGTAGAGCACCGTACGTAGCAGAAACAGCACTGCGCAAGCTCTATCTAGACCGTGATGCTAATGAGGAGGAGCTACTAAAGTACGCCACTGAACAGAACATCGAATGGCCACAGGAGGAGCAAGTGTATCATCAGAGTGGAAAAGAAGAAAAGGATGGGGATAAGAAGTTAGATGCTGGGAAGCAGCCACCAGCGAAAGACAAAGAAAAAGAGTCTGACCCCACCAACACAGAAAAGGATGGAAACAAACAAGTGCAAACACACAAGGACAAGGACATTGACATGGGCACTAGTGGCACAATTGTTGTACCAAGGTACAAGATCTTTAAATCTAGGCTCAGGTTTCCAATGGTGCGAGGGAGGAAAATCATGAACATGAGCCATCTTGCCCAGTACAATCCAGAGCAAACGGATTTGGCAAATACGAGAGCAACACAGAATCAATTTGCCCGTTGGTTTGATGGTGTCAAAGGGGACTATGGATTGAATGATGCAGAGATGGACGTCATGTTAAATGGCCTTGTTGTCTGGTGCATCGAGAATGGGACCTCTCCAAACATAAACGGATTGTGGACTATGATGGATGGTGAGGAGCAAATTGAATATCCAATCAAACCATTAATAGATCATGCGTCACCCACATTCCGTCAAATTATGGCGCATTTCAGTGACATTGCCGAGGCGTATATAGAAAAACGCAATTTTGATGGTAAGTATATGCCACGGTACGGTATACTCAGAAACTTGAACGACTTCAGTCTTGCGAGATATGCATTTGATTTTTATGAAATGACATCCAAGACACCCAACAGGGCAAGAGAGGCTCACTTGCAGATGAAAGCATCCGCCCTGCGAAGCGCGAACACGCGCATGTTTGGTTTAGACGGGAAAGTTACAACAAAGGAAGAGGACACAGAGAGACATACAGCTGAAGATGTGACGCGCAATTTGCACACTTTGATGGGTGTGCGCGCTATTTAATCAAAGTTTCTCTGGACGAGCCTGCCTTAAAATATATAGCATCGTATAATAGTCGTATTTATCTGCCATGCCTTGTCTTTAAGTGAGTGCTTCACTCGTGATAAGTCATGTCTTTTAAATGGGAG